AAGTCTAGTCTCGCCGTGTTCTTGAGTTCTAGTATGTAGGTCTGTCCCGCGACAACACATACTAAATCTCCTTCGTCATCTTTACCCGCTAGACGTAAGCGGTCAGCTACTTGACCCATCTTGCGTAGCCATTTCATAACATCTATTTCAAAGGCAGCACCCTTAGCCTTATTGTACTTCGGGTTGCTCATCTACCAGTACTACCTTGTTGATCTTGTAGATGATGTTACCTTCTTCATCCTTAACTAACTCGACAACACCAGATTGAAGTAGCGCACCAACGAAGTTGGTTAGGTCTACCTTGATTGCATCAACGTCTGCACGCAGTGCCTCAATCTTATTATTATCTCTGTACTTATTTGATAACTGTTGTTCTTCAGCCATTTAATTCCCTATCTTCTTGGACGATATAGTTGCCTTGATAGCCATTGACTACATCATTTCTAAGCATAACACCCCAGGCGTTTTTATCTGATATTTGGCAGGCAGCATAGTTTACAAAGAGAGTCACATAGTCATTGCCATCGGCAGTGTGTGGCCCAAATCGGTTCTTTACTGCAGCTACCTTGAGTTCACCATTGCTTGGGTCATAACCTAGCGTCAGGATCAACGCCGGTAACTGACTTACCTTGCCGTGAATAGCACGTCTAGCAGGTGGTTTAGATGGTGATCCGTACTCACTCTGCTCAGATACGTGGTGCAGTACCAGTACGCAGGCTTCAGTCTTACGTGCCATATCGTGCAACTCCATCATAATCGCACGTAAGCCAGCCCACTCATTGTCTGTCTCTGCTGCCACATTCATTAAGTTATCTATGACGATCAGCTCTGGAGCGTGACCATAGAGTTCAACATATGCCCTGATCTCTAACTCAATATCATCTAGTGATGGTGATGAATCAAAGACCCACTTGATATGTTCTAACTTATCGAAGTGCTTATCGTAGTAGTTCTTGTTGTTAGATAAGTTCGACTCTACCGATACCTGCGAGTGACCAGATGCAGCAGATGCTGCTCTCATCATCACAGTTGTAGTATCAGTATCTGCTGAGAAGAAGAGCGTTGGTACATCTGCCTTCATCGCATAGATGAGTGCAAACATAGACTTACCAGCGTTAGGTGCAGCAGCTACCATACAGACTTGTCCTCGCCGGAACTTAATCTGCTTGAGTGCTAACCCCTGCCACACGTCAGGAAGCGGAGTTGCTTTGGTAAGCACCCCACTCCAAGCACGTGATAAGTCAAGCAACGCCTTCCCCCTTTATTGTTATTCGTCGTTCACGCCGAACTAATCTGCGTTGGCCTTCATTCAGGCCACCCCATATACCAAAGTTTTCATTCTGTATTCCCCACTCAGCACACTCTGCTTGGTGTGGACATCTTCTACAGATAGATTTGGCAATAGCAACTTCAACCGTGTTGCGACTTGAAGCATCATTTTCAGGAAACCAGAAGTCGCCACCGACTGTAGCGCAAGCAGGGTTCTCATAGAACCGAGGCTCGCGCACCGATCATCGAACCCAGATAGTGTCGCACTTGTCTGTTGCACCCTTTGGTGCAGCACACATATAGCCCTTCCAAGGTCCCTTGCTTGATGTTCCCTCACGAAATGCCATCACTCCGTGACGACAAATATTGTTTCCATCCTGAGCTGGTGTTGATGCAACTGGTGTTGCGTTAAACGCTGCAGCAACTGATGCAACTGTTGGTGCTGGTGCTGGTGCTGCGCTAGCACCTAGTTCAACACCAGTAGCACGAATGTTAAGTGCGTTCATAGCAAGATCTGCTAGTCCAGATTCTAGTTCTGTAACTGTTGCAGCATAAAGATTGATAAGTGTTCCATCAGGTAACTTGTAGTTAACCTGGAACTTTGTTCCTTCTGTAGCCATTTACTTTCCTCCACTTGGTTTGATGTTTAGTCTTGCTGTCTCTTCACCGATACTCACTGGGACATAACCAATAAGTTCTTTTACTTTATCTTTATCAACTGTCTCACGACCTTTGACCTTTGTCCAACTGATTTCAATACCACTAGCTGTAACACCAATGGTTCCTTCTAAAGATGCTTTCAAAGAATCCTTTTCTTTTTCTAACTCTTTGATCTTGCTATCTAACTGTATGTAATGCAGTGCATTTTTGTCAACTTCTTCGTCCTCAATGATTACTTCACTCAGGACGATACGTTCTTTTTTTAAGCCAACACAACCCATCGTTCCCGATGCGTCATAGTACTGGCAGTAATGCTTACAGAAGGATTCATCCTTCTCAGGTTCTGGAGCTGACTCCATTGCCTTGACTTCAGTTAACCACTCCAAAGCCTCTAGTGCAACATCTTCATCGTAGGCTTCTGAGTGAACCTTTACATCCTTCTCAGCACCATCACGAGCGATAGCAACTAGGTTCACAGTGTTGACTGTGTGACCGTTCTGCGCTAGTAGATACCCATAGATCTGCACCTGCCAACGCTGTTGCTTTGATGGGAAGTAAGAAAGGTTCTTGACCTTGCTTGTCTTCCAGTCAATGACTGCGCCGGTACTAGGTATGAACAAGTCAATGTGTGCCTTCATATCGCCGTGCTCTACTGCAGTCTCAACTAAGTAATCTTTACCATCTGGATCTAAGTGACCGATAGCATCTTCGATTGCTGCGTGAATAGCAGTACCCATAATTGCAGCCAGCTTAGACTGGTTCTCATTAGTCTCTGGTTGTCCGTTCAATCGGTACCAAACCTTACGACGGCAACCACCAATCTCTGATGGACCTACCTGTGTCTGTGTACTGCGATCACGAGAGGCATCCTTAGCGTGGAGCACTGTTAATAGCAGTTCTTTTGGATCTGTAATCATTGCGGGTTCCTCACTATTTTTACTGCTTTATGTAAGCCATCGTTATAGCCTTCTTCGTATTTACCATACGCAACTGGAAGATATTGATCTTCGATTTCTTGTGCTATCTGCTCACGCAGTTCTATCTCCATAAATATTGGTGCTGCTGATCTACGACCAGATTGTATTGCTTCTTCTATTGCGAACTTAATAGTCTTTTCCATTATCGGTGATCGTCTCTATACTGGAGAAACGCATCGAAAGCATAAGCGCAGACGAAACCAATAAGCAAACCAAATAAAAATCCAAGCATTGTTCTATCCCTTCTCTTGAGTAACTAATTGAATCGGAGGACAGGTGTTCACGTCAAGTACCGACGCGATCTTTATTGCTCGCTCTGCTACCACCTTAGACATCAGCAGAGACTTATACGATCCTGGCTTGAGCGAGTAGAGATAGCCCAAGGCAAATGCTCCACCGCTACCGGCTGAGAAGAGTCCACGCTCACTGGCGTTAAAGGATAGATCTGATCCGATAGAAAATAAGTTTCCATCAAAGGCGATGAGGTAAGCGTAGCTCGATTCCTTATCGGATGGATCGTATCCATTATCCTTAAAGGCAGCGTAGATACTAGGCAGTACTCGCTTACCCATCCACTCAACGGGATCGTAATTCTTATACGTTGGTGGTTTCCAATTAAAAGCGAGGATATCTCCAGGTCGTGAATCGCCCGTGATACCTAACAGGTAATCACCCACGTGAACGATCTTCGGAGTCTGTGTAGATATGATGCGCTGATCGTTATCGGTGATCTGCGAATCTGCCGCAAGTACAACGAAGTCAGATCCCTGAATACCTATCAACGTCGTCATTGGCAGATCATATCACACGGCGTGTCTTTATCGGAGATTGTAGATAGCGGGCGCTACAATATGAGCCGTAGGCGAATAACAGTACAGCGGCCCTTAGCGGGCCGAGGAGGAAGTGAGGCCCGACAGTATGCGGCTCCGTCTACTCTCCCTGCAGAAATTCAGAAGCAGGAACAAGACCTACGATGGCCTTCCTGACCCCTTTGGAGCCGATCTGAGGGGCTTAGGCCCCGTCCACGCCTGTACCTGTGGCTGCACTATGTTCAACATCCTGGCAGCCTTTGAAGATTACGACATTGCTTGGTGGCACCTCGACGGAACCTGTGCCAACTGCGGAAATCTGGTCACTATTCCCTGCCCTGTGGATAACCCTGATGAACCACAAACTTACTGAAGTTGATGAAGTAAAACGAAGAGCTATCTGCTCTGTCTGTGGCTATACAAAAATTTCTTTAAGAGATAGTAGACTTAAAAATATTACCAGTCGCTATCGGTGTTATTTTATCCACAAGGGTAGAGAACGTAAACGTATCCGACCTTACATTGTACATAAAAAAGATTCTTGCGAAAACTGTGGCTTTACTCCTGAGCATAGTAGTCAGTTAGATGTAGATCACATAGATAATGACCACAATAATAATGATCCAAACAATCTACAAACCTTATGCGCCAACTGCCATCGCCTTAAAACACACTTGCATAATACTAAAAAGTTTAGTATTTTTAAGCACAGTGGGGAAATGTAAGTACCCACGAGTGCTGGACTAAACCTCTACAGACTTCGCGGCCTGTAGGGGTTTCGTTCTTTTCGGGCATAAAAAAAGAAGGCCGGTCCCCGTAGGGACCGACCTTCTGTTGCCTCGCGCTGATGGGCTAATTACTTAGCACCACGTCCAAACTCTGTTGCCTTTGGATCTAGCCATTTAAGGACTGGACCTGCGATAGCAGCGATACCTGCTGTTGCTAAAGCCTTTGGATCTGTAACTCCTGCAAGGTATAGCGCAAGTACTGACGCTACTCCTGCACGGAGGTATGTTGCGAGCATTGATTTCATCTTTGCGTTCATTGGTTCTCCTTCTTCTTAGGTAAAGGCTTAACTGCTGCCTTCACTTTGTTGATAGCCTTTGGCTGGGGCAGCCAAGGGAACCAAGGAGAAGTATCGTTACCGCACTCTTCCTTGATCGAAATATGTAGGTGCTTGTTGTGTGGGTTGGAACCGGTGTACTTGCGTTCACCCTTTTCTGCAGACCAGATTCTTCCCTTGAATATCAGGTACTTAACTCGTGGATCTTTCTGTAGCTCTAGGTAGATAACTGCACAAGCAACGCCCTGTCCTGGATCAGTAGTCAGATCTACTGCAAAGCCTGAGTTGTGATCTGAGTTAGGGTTCTGGTGTACGTGTGCTGGGCTAGGTAGCAATCCATCTGATGCCTTGTTGCGCTTAGGCCAGTGTGCTGTTGCCTGACGTAGCACTGCGATAGCAGCAGGTGTAGCCTTCTTTGCTAATGGGATCATAGTTCCTTCTTCTGTATCAGGATCTGGTAGAGGATCTCTACCTTCTCTTCTAAACGGATGACTGAGTCTTTAAGTGAACTGCCAGAGTTAGGCTTGAGTTCATTGAGGTAGTGCTTGACCAACCATTTAACGGCGCCAACAAAGCCACCGATGATAGTAAGTACAGCAACAGCTACCGTTGCGTAATCCTGTGCCTGCATTAGATTGTCCTAATTGTGACTAGAAGTGTGCCGCCGAAACCAGAGAACCTTTTATCCTCTGGGGTTTTGTTGATGAAGTCCATCTCTTCGATGATGCCAAGGTATTCCTCACCAGTTCTAAAGTCTTGAATACGGATGGTGTCACCAACATTTTCAATGGATTCTAGTTGAGACAAGCGATCATAGGCAGATCCTTCATAGCCTACTTCGTTGCTGAACTTATCGCTCTCGTGGTCATAGCAGAATACTGGGTATTGGATCAGGCGCTGACGTGGAACTGCTGGTAGCGACTTGAGTTGGTAGCCAGTAAAGAGTGGTCCCTTGGTAGAGTCAGTGCTTGATCGAGTAAAGGTAAACTTAAATCCTAGATACTCTTGTGCAGTAGTTGGATAGTTCACGCTGATCTCAGGGACAACCGTACCCTGTGCAAATGTACCGATGTTGTATTCGGTATCTATTGAGTCAATAGAACTGATAGCAATGCCACCGTTAGTCGTATTGATACGAGCTTGTAACAGTTTATAGATCTTAGTCTCAAGTGTGTTGTAACGGATGTAACCAGTACGCAGGTAGCCAGTTGATACTAGGTTGGTAGATTCTGCATAGATAGTATTGCCTGTAGCAAATGCTAATCGGTCTGAGTTACCAAAGAAGGCAACCTGAGATGCAGTAGCAGCAGTTCCAGCAGCGACAAGATCCCAAGCCCAAGGAAAATACAGAGCGCTAGCGATCACAGTTGTAGATAAGTCAGTGCGTACTAGCCCTGCCTCACCATCTACAAGGGTTGCGATGTAGGCATAACTATCCTTGAAAGCAATAGCAGTACAGGCAGCATCTCTAAAGAGCAGTGGCCCATACTGGATATCTCCAGTTGCATCAGAAACTCCGACTCTAAAGCCAGCGCTGGTAGCAAGGACTGCATAGGTGCCAAGGTAAACATCAAAGTCATTGATACGTTCACCGCTTGGCAGATCAATAATTACAGTAGGTGTTAATAACTCTGGAAAACCTAGAGCATTAGAATTTGCAGGATCAAGGCTAATCTTAAAGACAGATGATGAAGTTCCGTTAGGATCATAGCCTGAGATGTAGATGGCCTGTGGTCCTTCTGAGATACTAGACCATACCCAAGATGAGTTAGGATGGGTAAACAAAGCAGTAGGTAGTCCTGTAGAAGAAGATCTTGTAGCATCTAGTTCATAGATAGCAGGACCGATAGCAGCAATAAGACGCTGCTTGACATAACGGATAGTGGCACGAGTAACAGTAGCATTATAGATTTCAGCATCGGCAGGTGTAGCGCCAACTGAACCTTTGTGAACGTGAGTACCATTGATAAAGTAATAACTGGTGCCATTGGTTGTAAGGCTGTAGATAGTTGAGGCTGTACCAGCCTGAGTAATAGTTGTTGATGTACCACCAGTTGTAATCTTCTTCAGTGCTGATCCATCTGTAACAAAGATGCAGTCGTTGGTGCCATCGTTAACACCGATCATCTGAGCAGGTGCAGCTCCTGAATAGAAACTGGCTGTATCGTTGAGCAGAGTAGCCTGTCCTCTAGTCCAGACATCTACACCCTTAGACTCTGTGTACTGAAAGCGCAGTGACTCCTCTTGGATAGGCTCAAAATACTTAATCCCCGCTCCTAAGTGGAACGAGGATTGAGATCTAACCCACCAGCCGGTGAGCGTCTGCTCACCAGGCTCACGCGTCTGGTCAATCTGTTGCTTACGATACTGCGCCGTTACTCGACGGTAAGGCTGCATCTCAGAAGCTGCAATAAAGAATGGCAGCCCAGAAAAGGCTACATCGTAGAATGTTCCAGTCTGAGTATAGTTAGTAGATCCAGCAGGGTTGGAGAGTACATAGGGTATTCCCTCGGTGATGTCAGAGCCGTATGGCACGTTTACTCCTTAGTTGTTTGTTATTGCTGCGATCTCTTCACTTGAAAGTCCAAGTGCTGCTAACTTTGCTTGGGCGCTAGCCTTTGCTGATGCTTGTGCTTCACGTGCAGCATCTTCTTCTGCCTTACGTACTGCTGCTTCTTCTGCTTGCACTGCAAGTTCTGCTACTTCTGCATCAGTAAGTTCAATTTCAAGAACTTCACCAGTAGTACAGTTTACTTCGATTCGTGTTGGATTAGGCATTTGAGACTCCATATAGGTAGGCGGTTGTGTGCTGGACGAAAAAGGCAGATCCATAGGCAATGTCATAAAGGCTGATTGAATTGATAGCTGCGGTGTTTGACCATAAGCCAGCGTACACTTGCAAGAAGTTTCCGCTTGATGAGTTATCTTCTACTACTGAATCTAGGCTAAAAGATTTATTTAAACTTCCCGCATAATTTGGTATGTAAAGTTCAAAATTGCTAAAAGTGTCAGAAGTAGAAGTCGGACCATTTGCTATCAATTCTTCGGAGCCACTACCACCGACTGAAAAGGCGCTACTGCCACTGCCACCGAGGTACTTAAAAGAAAAGTTGGTAGTGATGCTATTAAACTTTATCCCGCCTAGAAACGTTGAGGCATTTTTTGTATTTCTTGCGCTCACTTTAAGACATAGATCCGTGTAAGTACTAGGGATAGAAGTAAAGTCAATAGATGCTACTCCACCGCCTGATCCAACGGTTGAACTGGCAATGAGTGTAAATGTAGGCATCTGCTAGGCCGCCTTTATTCCGTAGAGAGTGAATGTAGAGCCAACTTCAATGTTGGTACTGGTGGTTACTATATCAAGGCGTGTAATTGCAGCGGTGTTTCGCCACAATCCTACAATCGCACTTGTCCACCCACCTGCTGCATCATTTCTATTTAGAGTAGTTTTGAATGTGGTTGAGTTGCTATAATTTTGAATGTTAAACTTAAAGATAGGTTCATTAGAACCATTAGCATTACCATAAGATACGAATAAACCTGTATCGTTTGTTCCTCTTGTTGAGGAAGCCGTGCTTCCATCTCCTGCTAAATATGTAGCAGAATAGTTAGAACCAGAGTCATTGTTAAATCTTAAAAGAGCATTGTTATTTCCACCAGAAATAGGTTTCATATATGCAACTAACACCAAATCTGTGTAAGCAGAACTAATGCTGCTGAAAGTAACCGTAGAGGCCGCAGAGCCAAGAGTCTGAGTCGCTATCTTGTCATAAGTTGATGGCATTATTACCCCTTAATTCCATAGAGTGCAAAAGATGAGTATTGGGCAAAACTCGTACCAAGCGTGCGAATAGATATAGAGGTAATGGCAGCAGTATTTATCCATAAACCAGAAGTAAAAGATATTGAACCTGAACCATTAGTATCTGCTCCTGATAAAGTCCTAGTTACTTTATTTTTATTTGTATTTGTGTAGTCCAAAATATCAGTGACTACACCTCCAAAAACATTGGCCGTAAAAGAGTTATCTGCTATGAAGAAATAATCTACATCGGAATTTCCTGTGCCTCTATCCGCAGTCACGGTCGAGCCGTTTCCGATAAGTTGATGGTAGACACCACTAGCATCTGAATTAAATCTAATTAAGCCCACTGTACTAGCCCCTGTAGCTCTCGCTAGCATTCTAATTTGCAAATGTTTGTAAGTGCTAGGGATTGAGGTAAATGAAATAGTTGACTGCCCACCTGAACCAACAGTAACAGTCTGAATAGACTCATAAGAGTTGGTTGATTGCAGGCTAAATAATCCGTAGGCAGATGCTGAAAGACCGCCTCTTGCTCCTAGTATCGGACTCATAGATTACGCAAACTTTGTTTGGCTAGCAAAGACTGTGTAAGTTGGTGTTGCTGCCGTCTTAACGACTGTATAGACATAAGCATCAACAGATGATGCGTTGCCTGCAGTTGGAGCAGTTCCACCTTGCCATTTTGGAGTAACAGATGAACCGTCAACTTGCACTGCGCTGTTGTAATAAGCAGTTGCACCCTGTGTAACTAGGTGGGTAACAGTGATAGCATCTCCTACAGCAAGCAGTGAACTAAGAGTAGTTCCTGAGTTGCCACGAATATTGAGTGTCCAGTTAGCAGAGGCGTTAGTTGTGTAGTAAAGAACTCCTTGAGTAACAGCGTCAAAGTTAACAGTTCCAGTTGCTGCAGTAGCAGATACTGTCGTGCGCTCTTCTGGTCCTACTACTATTGAGCCAGTTAAAGTTTTGTTAGTAAGAATATCTGTAGTTGCCTTACCTACCAAGGTATCGGTGGCAGCAGGTAGCGTAAGCGTTGTAGTGCCAGCTACTGCAGTTGCCTGCACTGTGGTAGTTCCAGATGTAGATCCGCTAAATCCAAGAGATGCTACAGGTGAGGATCCATTACGGAAAAAGATTAAGTCATCTGAGGTCATCACGTGCTTAACAGATGCACCGGCATTGTGAGTAATACCAGATACTCCAGCAGTTCCTGTGCCTGCTTGTCCTCGACTGATTGTAAAAGTATCACCAGATACACCAGTGACATAAACAATTTCCTCATTAACAGTATCGTGATCTATCGCAACGGTAAAGATATCTACGTTGCCAGGATCAAGGGTTATGCCACCTAGTAGGGCAGTAGCAGCAGCAACTGATGGAACTGTCATAGTAGTAGCGGTAGTATTGATACCACTATTAAGCGTTGTCTCAACGCTAATGCTTGAATATTCTCTAGTCATTTATCTGCCTTACTTGGTATAGTGGATTCGGATTGGGTACTTGTCTTGCAGTTTAAGTGCTTCTTCATTAAGTCTCTGGTTGTATAGAGCATAGATGTAGCGAGATGAAGCCACACCAGCACTACTTGAAATCTTGGTATCGTTAAGATCAGCCTCTGCTGAACTCAGGTTGATTCGACCAGCATCAAGATATGAGAGCAACTTGTAAGAGGCTCCGAGGATTACTACCTCCGCTGAAGATGCAGGTAGTCCGGTCACATCAGCGTAGTCATCTGTGTTGCTATCTAAAGTAGTAGGTTCAGTTGTATACCAGACCTGTACTGTTCTACCAGGTTGGATGTTCTCGTAGATGTTTACAGTGTTCTGTGTGTTAAAGGCTGCAACGTTAGCCATTGGATCTGCACGCCAGCGGTTGATAGGTAGCCACTCAAGGCTTGAACCTGTGGTCTGCCAAGACATATACAGGATTGATTCAGCATCATCAGGCAACGGATAGGTTGTCTGGCTTGCATTAAAGGTAAAGGTAGTTGAAGAGACGGCCCAGAGTTTAGGATAGAGGCTATTGATTACATCGTTGATAGCCTTCTTAATCATCAACCTAGGGAAGGTTGGAGCAAGGGTTACTTGGGCATACTGTGCGTGAGGAGCAGGGGATGTTCCCTGATAGCCACGACCAAAGCCTGGAGCTGCGTTGAGTGTGCTAGTTGACTGGTTAAAGTTATCAATCCAGATCAGTTCATCATCAACTTCGATGACACCTTTAGCAAGGTTGGCAGATGAGCCAATGGTCATAGCAAGATCAGTCGTATTGATCGCTGCCGTTAGGTAGGAGATTCTATCTTGACGCAGGGTGTAGCCTGCTAGAGATGAGCGAACCTCATCAATCATTTCATTCAGTGTTGGCATTATTTCCTCTCATACCAGCCATCTCCCCATAGAGTTAGCAGTCGTGCAAA